GGGAAGAAGGAATCCTATCTTGATTACGACGTGGACGAAGACGGGAACGAAAAAGGAAAATTGGTAGACTTTATTGTTTCCTTGCGGGATATATCGAATCGGTATGGGGATTTTAGTGGCGGAAAAGTTGATGATGTAGTGACGAAGATACTTGAAGAGGAGGATGGGATATCGGCATCGAAATTAGTCGATATCATTTCTAAAGATGAAGAATTTAATTACTACACCGATGATAACGGAAAGCTGGTAAGTAAAGAAATTATGCGGGCGGCATTTGAAGCTGCCGGGTATGACGGAATTATAGATTCCACGGTAGATATCAAATTCGGTTCTCAACGTAGAATCGGTCAGAAGATGCGGGGGATGAATCCGGGAACGATTCACTTTATAGCATTCGAGCCGACTCAGATAAAATCCGCAATAGGAAATGAAACGTTCGACCCCAACAATCCCAGCCTGATAAAGAGGATTATAAATTTACTAAAGTTAGGCTAATGGAAAAATCACTTTACAAAAAGGAGAAGTCTAAGGCCGTGGATGGCCCTGGCGGGATGAAGTGTTCCTGTTGCCATATTAATCCCAAGTCAGAAGCGAAGAAGATGGACGCAAGAATCAAAAGGCATAGGAATAAATTCACGATGAGGCAAGTATTAAGTCTCCTGTATCTTGGCGAGATATGAAGAATATAATTCTTTCCGCTCCCGGGCGCGAGGATGTAGTCAAAGCATATAAGGCGTGCTTTGAGAAATATTATCCCGCGCATGGAATGGAATTGATAACTCTAGATGCTCCTACCGATACCGGATGGGTTAGGCGATTGATTTATTCCATATCCGGGATGAATGACGAGTTTGTTTATATCACTCTTGACGATTATATTCTTAATAAGTACGTCGATCCGGAGGGTATAGGAGAAGCTCTTGAAATCCTGGGCAAGGATAAAAATAACGGGGCCGTCTATGTCTCCAGGGTGTACGCTCCGGAGATTCACGTCCAGGGATATGCACAATGGGGCGCGTTCAACGATGAGGAGCCCAAATACAAGAGAAACTTATTGCTTCCGTGCTTCATGAGGACGGAGTATCTCAGGGCTCTTTGTGCATACGTCTTGGATCGGATGCCGGGTCCCCCGTTTGATAAAGCATGGACGGGAGCCTACAATTTCGAGTTGTGGGGTGGAGAATTTTCCGTCAAGTATCGGATATACGCTCCGCTCGATCAAATGCTTTGGCCTATTTCTTTTTTCAATTTGATCGAGCAGGGAGGGTTAAGAAGGGACGTATTAGAACATCTTCGCAAGGACGTTGATTTGCCCAGCTTCGACGGATGGAAAGAATATAAAAAAGGTTATGATCCTTACATGGAGAATTGGCAATTGACTAGGGATAAGGAGAAGATATGAGCATAGCAAAGATTACCAATCTTCTAAAGGGCGGGCCAGGAAGCGGTTTCCACGGTCATGAAGGAAGGCCGGGAGAACGTGGAGGGAGTTCGGCTGAAGGGGGTGGAGTTGCCGATACTCAAAGGGGAAGCTCTATTAAGCGCGGGACACCGGAATTCAAAAGGGCTACAAAGGAACTTCAACACGATTATCTTGAGCTTGGATATCCCGGACAAACTTCATATGCATATCAAGCGGAACAGATTTCGATGGATGATGGTTATGAAAAAGCAAAAGAGATTCTTGGTAAAATCGAAGAACTTGATATGAGTAATGTTAATCATCCAATGTTTCGCTTAAAAGGGGAAACTAAGTGGAGGTCTATACTCGATACTGACGATTTCCCCCAGCCCGATACGGAGCCTTTCGGAGAAGATGAGGATATGGATAAGGGAATCTCTAAAGTTACCAATCTCCTAAAGGGAGGCGAGGGCTCCGGTAATTTCGGACATGAGGGGAGGCCGGGAGAGCGTGGCGGTTCCGCTCCCGAAGGAGAAGGCGGGGGGGGTGGTGGAGGGAAGGAATCCAAGCAATTCGAGTCTAAAGATTTGGAAAATACTTTTAGTAATATTAAAAATTCTGATTTTAAGAGTAAGATGGGCGAATTGGGAGCAACGATTCTTTCTGAAAGGGATAGACGCGATTCTTTTGGCGACGATACTAAAAGTTATGCAGTTAAGATAGGGGATAAGATTTTTAATTTCGATGAATCGTCTTATAATTATAAAAACTCAATGAGAAATATAGGGATATCCCCCCCGAATTTTAGCGTAAGAGAAATTGGTCCCGGCTCGCAATTAACGGGTCCGGGGGCAAGCGTCCTACATATAGACGCCGGGGGGAAGTATCGTTTAACAGATATGAAGGGAAATCCTATTGATAGGGAGATAGGAGAGAAACCTTCTCCTTCCAAGATTTCGGGTGTTGAAAGGATGGAAAGACTTGATGAGATTCCTAAGAAGGCGGATAATTGGCATATCTACGGTGGTGGTTCTTCAGCCCCCTATGGCAAGTATGCATATGCGATAACGTTGAAGAATGGTAATTATGCGATAGACCCTGTTGCAAGCATGAGAGGGAAAATGCTTGGATATAAACTTAGGTTTGAAAATGTAAAGGGTAAGGTTTCCGGAAGAGGAATGCATACTACTATCGGAGAAGGATATTTTAAGACTCCTTCTCAGGCAGTTAAGGCGGCGATAGAGGATTACAGTAAGATTAAATAGGCTAAATATGCACAGACTCGATACAATTATCAATCTCCTTAAAGGGGGCCCCGGATCGGGGCACCATGGCCATTCCAGTATTCCGGGTCAGAGGGGCGGGTCTGCTAAGGGAGATGAGGGCCCGTTTGAGGCTGTACCAAGGGGAGAGAAGGTATTTATCAATGGAGAGGAATTAAAACAAAAGGATATTGCGGATAGAACTAAATTTGGATTTTGGCTTACCGAAAGAGCAAAAAATAAAGAATATACCGATGCTTTGGAAAAGTTTCATGGACTTAAACTTAATGCGTCCTCTAATATCAATGACATTATGAAGACATATGTTAATGAGCAGTTGGCCTCTATTCCGGAGGGGACTAGAGAGTATATGAGGCAAAATAATATAAAGGTTTCTTTACTTACCACAGACGAAAGACCTATCGAGAAATTCACTGTCGGGAGCAATACATTTGAAAAATGGGGCCATGCGGATTCAATTAACAATGAATTACTAATGTGTGTTAATCCGGCATTACAAGAGGTTGGGGCTTTTGGTCTTAGAAATGAAAGTCGAGTTACAGAAGTTATCAAACATGAAACTGGCCATTTTGCATTTTCGGCTATCTTGTCTATGGGGGCAATGGAGGATAAGGCTTATAGCGTTGCGGATATGAAAAGGGAGGCCGTTAGAGATGCTGTAGTGAAATTCGGGTTTGAATCTACCGAAGCGATTGCGGCTAAAGCGGAAAGAGATAGGGCGGTCTTGTATTTAGAATCTTTTGGTAAAATCAAAGACATTATATCAAATTTTCAAGCGGCGTCCAATCTTGAGGGGGGAATAACATGGTATTCAAAATCATATATGGGGACTGAAGCCGGGAATCGTTATGACGTTAAAGAATTAAACGAGCCGCCTATAATGTGGGATAAAATAGAGATTAAGGGTAGGGCGGGATCGAGTAGATTCGCTAATGAAAATTTTGCAGAGATATACCATAGAATGAATAAAGATAATCCGACAACAATATACGGGAAAGCCTCAAGGAAAGATAATCTTAAAGAATTGAAATCTAAATATCCTAAAACAATGGAAGCATATTTGAAAATGGAAAAATTACTAAAGAGAATAAAATATCCCAAAGCTAAAGTAGCATAGGAGCTAATATGCCAGAGCAGAAGATTTTCATGGACAATGCGGGCAGGGTGGTAGACGCCAAGGACGCTACGCAATGCATCGTTGTAACGACAGACGATAAGGGGGCCGTGCAGAAGCGAGAATATTACTTTACCAAAGATTACAAAGCTCCCGGAGGGAATCCGGTAGGGGCCATAGCGGATCAATTGAGGTAGCAATGCCTGAAGCTATCCCAGTCAAGGAAGGATTGAGCGGAGACTTTAACGATTTCCTGTTTAACTCCGCTTGCGGGAAGTGCGGGAAACAGATGTATTGGTATCGGACATATAACCCGAAGTATCCGGATGGCTTTTGGATTGGCTCCTGTTGCGGAACGATTTTCCATATGCATACGCGCACGCGGGTGCGCATAAGCGCGGGCGGGAGCGTACCTATGGAAGAGGAGAAGAATTATTTCGTTCCGTCGAAAGTAATAATGACGGTGCAAAGTGGCCAATAAGAATAGTCACGGTTATACAAATGGTCCATGTCCGCATTTAAGCAAGATTATCAAAGTGTTGCAAAAAGAAGAGATAAGAATTCTTGTGGAGAACATGAGTTCGGGGGCTCTCATTTGTAATTCATGTATGAGATTTATTTATCTCTATACGGATGAGAAAAGGGAATCTGAAAATAGAGATTTGGAGACGGGCACGTTACTTGACGCCATGTATACTAAGGATTCTATTGGAAATTAATATGACTGGACCGCACATACTTGGGAATTGCTTTAAGCAAAATAAAATCGGATTGCCAGAAGATTATTTTCTTGGAAGGGATGCCTTCCTTGATGTACGGGCTCCAGGGATGATCGAGATAGATGCGTCAGTCAATTTCGGATGGGAAGTAAAATTCGTTGTGCAGAGTCATGATATGTCCGAAGGGATGTTTAACAATGTCGTATCGAGGCCGATAAAGATTAGTAAAGGAGCCTATATCGGATCGTTCGCTATTCTATATAATTGTGAAATTGGAGAGGGCGCGGTTGTTGCAATCGGTTCCGTTGTCCGATCTCAAAATATTCTTCCCTGGACTATGGCAGAAGGAAACCCCGCAAGGCCGATCAAAAAATATAACCATGCTACTAGGAAATGGGAGAAAATATAATGGCCGCTTTCCATAATGATATGCATATGCTTGAGGCGATCCGGAAGATAGTCTCTCAGGCGTCGATAAAAACGGCGATAGAGACGGGGACATTTTGCGGAGATTCGGCTAGGGAGTTGTCGAGAATAGTTCCTTTTGTGCATACGATTGAGATTCGAGAGGATTTCCGTAAGATAGCGGAAGAGAGGGATACAGAAAATAGTAAGTCTTTCCCGAAGGTGCTTTATCATTTGGGTTCTTCAGATAAGATTCTTCCATACGTTTTCAAATATGATAATAAGCCGAATTATCTTTTCTTTCTCGATGCCCATTGGCAGGACTATTGGCCATTGGCGGATGAACTGAAGATTATCAATGCATTTAGAATTGAAGGGAATAAAGTTGTAACGATCATTGATGATTTTGAAGTCCCTGGAAGGCCAAATTTTTATGGATCAAACGGAGGAGGAGGGACTATAGGAGATGCGATCTATGGGCCGCGCACGCAAGTAAATGATACGCCTTGCAGCATGAAAACATATAGAGATATGATCTTAGGTTATAAGGAAATTTGGTTCCCATGCTACAAGGAAAGCGCGGCGGGATATGTTATCGCTTCTGACTTTGCACTAGACCTTTCCCCTACTTTGGAAAAATATGCACCATAGATGCGGAGGGAAAATGGCAAAGAAACGGCCTCAAGGGAGATACATCGTTGATAGAAGGAGCGGTATGAGTGCCGATACGGTCCTGAAGATTTTTGTCGGCTGTCTTATCAGTCTCCTCATGCTTGGGATGGGAAAGTGGATTGATAGTATCGAGAGACGCGCCGATAATATTGATGCCAAAATCGAAACCGTTAAAACTATCGAGGCGGCGAAAGCTGAGAGATTGGTAACTGTTGAATCTGGACAAAGAGTTTACGGGGAAGAATTGAAGGATGTCAAGGAAAAGCTGGAATGTCTTAGGGTTTCAATTGATAATTTAAGAAAGGAGCTTGTCCAGGGTAAAGAATCGAGTGGCGGGGGAAATGGTAAAAGTCACTAGATGGCCCTGGATAGGGGGACTGATAAATGCTTAAATTTCTTGTGCAAACGTGCTGGAAATACCGGGACGCATGGGGCCCTTTTTGGGGAACCTATGATAAATTCTGGAAAAGGAAGGATATCGTCCCTATCCTTCTGACTGATAAGTTTGATAAAGCATGGGGCTGGCGCGGAGAAGTTATGTCCCTGGAAAATGATATAGGATTTTCAAAAATGATCGTTGCGGCCATGGATATAATTGATAATCCCGTGCTTTATATGCTGGAAGACCATTTCCTACAGGCCGAACCGGATTTCCAATATATAGATATGGCCGTCAGAGAAATGGAGAAAAATCCAAAAATAGGATGCTGGCGGATGATGCCTTGTCCCGGTCCTGACGTGGATTGTGCATACGAGGGAACGGGGATTATCAATCAGTTCGCCCCTTACCGGGTTTCCTGTTCCGCCGCGATCTGGAATCCGAAGATCATGAAGGCTATTGCGGAGAAGACGGGCGATCCGTGGGATTTCGAGATACGCGGGACGGGGATAGCGGCAGAAATAGATTCCATTTTCTATTCCGTCAAGCGTGAGCGCACGCCATGGCCGATCCAGAATTTCTTGACAGGGATATCGAGGGGGAAATGGGATAAGCTAGCCCTGGCCTATCTGAAAAAGTGGGAGATTCCTGTTGATCTTAGTTTACGTCCTATTCTTGATTGACGGAGGAAACTGTGGAGACTGAGACGAAGGAAGTTGAACTGAAGTGGTACTGTGCCTTGAGGAAATCCGGAGACTCTGTTTGTTTTCAATCCATAGCGGGAGCATTTAATTTTAATGCCGAAGCTCCTCCTAGATGGGTTTGGTTCAAGAGGCTTACTCTCGTCATTCTAAAGCAAGTGAGCGAAACGGAGACGGTAACTTCTCTACATAAATGGCACGTCATGAGTAAAGGAAATGAGGGGGGGATGATTGATACATCCATCTTCACTCAAATCGGTGAAGCCGATGAAACTACAATTGAAAATCTTAAAAAGGCATGGTTCCCGAACGATATCATGCTCGCCCGTGCGGGAGATATCGCTAAGTATCCGAAGATAAAGTCATAGAAAAGGAATAAAAAATGCCGACAAACACCGTTGATTTTACATTTGGTAATTACAAGCGAAGCTCTCTTTTTCTAAAGAAGCCTCCGGGGATAGAAGTCCCCGATGGCTGGACTTGGCTTTGTCCTTGCGGGACTTCTAATCTTCTGAAGAGAGAGCTTGAACAGTATTGCCCAACGTGCGGATCAAGGCTCCGCATACAGGAGCAACGGCAGGAGGGGGACTCTCCGCAGAATGCGGCGTCCTTTACTGTTGTTCGGGTTAGCCATTTCACTATAAAGGAAAAGGCGGCGAATGGGGCCTGAAGAAGACAACGCTGAAGAGAAGTTTCTGCAAGACGCTAGAATCGTCTTCGATACCGTTTCGTCCGGGAAGATGATAACTAAGGCGTCTAAACTTTATGAATTTATGAATGCTCTAACGGGCGAAGTAGTCCCGTTCGAGCCGTGCTGCCCTCATCATTTGACTCCATGGCACATTATTTGGGAATCGTATCGCGTCGATCTTCCAGGATATGAGGATCAAAGAAGCCAAGACATAGTAGCTATCGGCCCCCGCGAGGGATTCAAGACGCTCTCCACGGCGAAGTTGAACGCTCTTGAATTACTTCTCAAGCCGAAGGTGGAGATAGCATCTATCGGGGCAATTATCAAACAGGCTACCAGATGCTATAAATTTACGAGTCAATATCTTCTTCATCCTGTTCTGGCAGAGATGAGGATATTGATAAAGAATATCATGGAAGAAACGATCCTCGCCAATCATAGCCGATATGAGCAATTGGTAGGCTCTATGTCCGGTGTCAATTCTCCTCACCCCAATAAACTTCGTGCCGACGAAGTGGAATTGATGAAAGAGGAAGTTGTCGAAGAGATGAAAATGGTTCCATCCAGTTATGGAGGCTGGGCTTCACATAGTTTGTATACATCGACAAGAAAATTTGTTGATGGGATCATGTCCGCTCTTGTGGATAAGGCAAAGAAGGCGGGAGGAAAGGCAGCGAGAGTTATCATATGGTGCTATAAGGATGTAAGTGAGCCGTGTCCTGATGAAAGATCGGGGGTCAATGGGCAGATATACGAAGTAGAGGATATATTCCATCACGGGGAAAAAGTAGTAATCTCCGCGTGGGAATATTGCGGTGATTGTCCGATTCTTCCGTCTTGCCGTGGAGATTTGAAACGGGCAAAAGGAATTATACCAATTAGCGATACAATAAAAAAGTGGACGGAGTTAGATCGGGATAAGTGGCTTGCTCAAAAGGAATGTGTCGAGCCTCCGCGCACTAGTCTTTTCTTCTATGATTGGGACGAGAAATTCAATGTAGGAGATTATAAGTTTGATCCCAAGTATTCCGTTGATATGTTTGTTGACTTCACGGGCGGGGGCGAAGACCCAAGCATTTTTCAATTCTGGCAGACGCGGGAAGATACTAATGATTACTTGATATTGGAAATGAAATTTCACCATAGGGCTACCCCTTCGGTTGCTCAGGAAGTGGAACAGAGATGCCGGGAGTTGGGGATTCGGCCATTGGTAATGATGGGCGATTCTGCTCAAATGCAACAGATAAGGGACTTCAGAGCTTGTAGTCACTTTTTTAATAATCTAAGGCCCGTTCGTAAGGTGGAAAGAAAAGACGGACTCGCTATCTGCAAGCGTAGGCTCCGCGATAATGACGGAAAGCGTCATACATTTATTGATGAGCGTTGCCTGAATTTTCGTCATGAGATAAAGAATATAAAAAGGAAGCAATCCGATCCGGACGATTGTAAGGATGGGGATGACCATTCTATAGACCCCTGGCGATATCGTTGTGTCTATAGATATTATTCAACGGGCGAACCGAACATAAGAACTTTATCAATGGGAGATAGCGGGGACGATGATACTCCGATTACTTCGGAAGATAAGCCTATTCAAGTGGGCGGGGTAAAACAGGAACCCAAAGGAATATTATCTCAGATAGACCAATTTCTAGCGGATGGAGATTAGAATGATTAAGCAGACGCTTCAATTTGTCAAAAATTTATTTTCGCGTAGAAAAGCGGGAGTAATCTCTCCCTTCAATAAATCTACCATCCGGAGAGTCCAGGGCGATCCGGACGATTACGAAAGGTGGGAGACATCCGATAGATTCGGGATTGGATCGGATTCGATCAATCCCGCCAATGATATAGAGTCTTTCCTTAAAGTTTATCAAGTCAATCCATGGGCCTATTCGTGCGTCCAAGCAATAGCCACGGCAATCGCTTCCGTAGGATATCGCGTCACTGATTTGAAGGATGAGGAAATAAAAGATAAGCCTATCGTCACGGTGATTTCGATTCCGAATCCTAATCAAGTTTGGTACGAATTTGTGGAGTCTTCAATAATTTATCTTGAGCTTGCGGGAGAAGTTTTTTGGGAAGAAGTCCATGACGACAAAGACAATCTTATCGCCGTCTATCCGATGCGTCCCGATAAAATCAGGATTATTCCCCATCCTAAAGTGAAAATTGCGGGATATATCTATGAGCCGCGTCCAGGAGTAGAAATCATATTTGGGGCCAGTGAGGTTACGCATATAAAATATTTCTCTCCGCTGGACGAATATCGCGGGCTCTCGCCCGCGTGCGCGGCGGCGAATTCTCTGATTCTGAATTCATATGCTACCAGTTACAATAAAGCATTCTTCAAGAATTCCGCCGTTCCCGAAGGCGTGCTTGAAACCGATGGAAGTCTTTCGGATCAAACTTATCAAAGATTGAGGAAACAATGGCACGCGAGGCACAAGGGCACGGCCAATGCATTCGAGCTTGCGATCCTTGAAGAGGGATTGAAATACAAGCCGATTGGATTTAATCAGCGTGATATGCAAATGGCCGAAATGAACAGCATGACACGGGAAGATTCTCTCGCGTGCTGGCGCGTGCCTCCGGGGGTTGTAGGGCTATTGGAACACGCCAACTATGGTAATCTACGCGAACAGAAGAAAATGTTTTATATGGACAATATTATCCCGAAGATTGCCCGTATACAACAGATAGCAAATAAAAATCTGATGCCCGCTGGGACGCGGATCAAGTTCCTTGTCGAAGAGATAACCGCGATTGTAGAAGATATTTCAGTTCTTACTCAAGTGGCCATGACACTAGTATCTCATGGTATTTGGACAATCAACGAAGTGCGCCAGAAGCTCTACAATAAGAAGGCCGTTGATTGGGGTAAAGAACCTTGGCTCCCTGTCGGATTAGCGCAACCCAGTTCGGGGGCTAATGCCGCGATGCCTCCTCCCGGCGGGACTCCTGATTTTAATACAAAGGAGAGAAATCAGGACGCTACAAAAACACAAAATCAATCTACTCCAATGGGCGGGAGTATGCCAAGAGCAAAAGCTGATTTTGAGAAAATGGATATCTCCGATCCGGACTGGAATAATCCTGCTCAAGTCAGAGATTGGAAAACATGGAGTGTTTGGAAAGGTCTTGCTACTCCGGATTACAAGCAATTGAAGTCTGTAATGCTGGATCATTTTTCCAAACAAATGAACAGGATTCTCCCGGCAATAATGTCTTGGTACCCTATAAAGGAGGCCAGAAAGAATAGGGTTCCGATTGCGGAGAAGATTGTCAAGGAAGCCTATACCGATCCATTCAACATGGCCAAGGCGTCTATGCCCTCCGATATCGAGAGTACGATTATCAATATCATGGAGGATAAGAAGCTGGGCGAAGTGATAGTCAAGGAAGCAAAGAAGATTATCAAAAAGCATGGGACTTTTACCCTTGGAAGCCTTTCCCGAGGGATAGTATTTGATATGCGCGAAAAGCGGATAGAGAAATTCCTGAAGAAGATGGGCGGCGAATATATAGACGACATCGGAAAGACAACCCGTAACATCCTTGGTAATGAATTATCAAAGGCTATCAAGGACGGAGAAGGCTTCGATGAAATGATGGAACGTATCCAGAGGGTATTTAAGGGAGATATCGCGGAGATGCGGGCTAGAACTATTGCTAGAACCGAAACCGTTACGCTAACTCAATTCGCCAGACTTGAGGGGGCGAAACAATCGGGGGTTGCGAAAAAGAAGCGTTGGGTAAGCGAATTGCTTGATACAACCCGTCAACGTCCCGGAGGAGAAAATCATTGGGATATGCATGGAGTTGTTAAGGGGATTGACGAGCAATTTGATGTCCCCAATCGTGATGGCAGTTTTGACGAAATGGACGGTCCCGGCGATCCCGTCGCCAGTCCGGAGAATATTGTTAATTGCGTATGCATACTGGACTTCCCCGATACGGTTGAGGAGTTCGGGGACATTGACGAGACGGTTGACGAGGCCCGCCGTATAGCGGAAGAAATGTCCCGTGCCGATGAGAAGCTCAGGCTGGCCGGAATTAGCAGGGAGAAGCGTGATGAAGAGGATGATATGAGGAAATCGCCCGTGCAAGTGATTCTGAATATTGATAAGATGGTCAATCCTCCGCGTGAGCCGGATACGATCAAGGTGGAACCGATTATCAATATCCCCGAATCGAAGCCGCCCGATATCAATGTCAACGTAACGATCCCGAAACCGGAGAGGCCGATTGTTAAGACTACGGTTGAAGCTCCGAAGGTCGAAGTCAAGCCACAAATTAATATCGAAATGCCTCCCGCTCCGGTGGAAGTGGAGAAGAAGGAAACTCCGATCATTGTTAATGTCAATCCGGAAATCAAGATTAATGCGAAGCTGAAGATGCCGAAGCGGGTGGAGAAGACTGAAGTTTCCAGGGATGAAAGGACCGGACGGGTTACAGGCGTTACAAAAACTGAGGAAACCGTGGACGATGATGATGAGGACGAGAAGAACAAGGGAAAGAAAAAGTAAAGGAGAAAAGAAATGGCCGCGACTGTACAGATTAACGAGTACAACACTGTTTCGGAAACCGAAACCACTGGAGTTTCTAATTGGAACTATGGGGCTACTGATGCCGCGAACCTGACTCCAGCTTCCTACCCGATTAGGGTGACGGAGCATAGTTTCACTAAGTATTGGAAGCTGAATGTTACCAACATGGGCGGAAGCAACAAGATTGATAATATCCAGATATGGAAGTCTGCCGGGGCTTATGGGACGGACGAAGGAATACAATGCTCTCTCCGGACTTCGGGGTATTCTCAGCCCGCTTTTGCTACTCCTACTCAAACCGTCTACACCGATCAGACGATGCCTGTTGCCGATCCTACTACGGCCAATCTTGGGATTGGAGGCTCGCTTTCGAACTCGATCACGGTGGCGGGGATGAGCGATAGGATGAAGAGTCAGCTTCAGACGGGCGCGGGCACGCCTGTTGGGAACGTGGCTCAGAAAACATTCACGATCCAGTACGATGAGCAGTAATTATCAATCATAGAATACGAGGATAACATGGAAGACTTCGAGAAGAAGGAAGATGAGAGCGGGAATATCATCCTCTCAAGGGTGGATTCTGAACCGAAGGAGCCTCAATCGTGGAGTCCTCATTGGAGGGCGACGATAGGCCCGCTCATCGAATCGGGAGATGGTATACTTTCAAAGCATCTCTTCAAGAATAAACACTTGATTGAGATATTTGAGGTATACCATAAGCCCGGTGAACTTAGGATCATGATTGATCTTAGGGATGGCTCGATCTTTTTCAATACTCAATTAAGATATCGGCCAAGTTTCCCTCCCGATACCAAGTATAGGCTAATCTGGTACAGGAGATTATCAAAGGAGATGTTTACCCTGGATAAGTCTACTGCCGCGTTCGATTGCCTGTATTATGGTATCGGGTGGGAAACGGAAATCGACGGAAGGAAAATAAACTGCGGATATGTACTCAATGGAGACGGGAAGATAACTGAGGGACTTCCTGAATCGGCTAAATCCTAATGGCAATCCAAACCATACAATTTAGGGGTTACGGTACTCCTGCCGCTGCCACAAGCGGCAATGTCGCTCCAGCCTTGCCTAGCGGATGGGAACCTGGAGACGTTGCTTATTGCTTTATTTCCTCCCGCGATAACGTCTCCGCAACAATGTCGGCAGACTGGACCGTTATCAATAGTGGGCTGAATAACGGGACCGGATTCAGGACTACTTTATTTAGGAGAGTATTACAAACTGGAGATAGTACTCCTACCGTTACCCATTCTGGCGGCGGGGCTATCAGGGCTGTCATTGCTGCGTGGTATAACGTCAGCACATATACTCCCGAAGATACCACTACAACGGCTCTGGCGAATGCTTCCAGCACTACGGCGACGGCAACAGGGTTGACAACGGCAACAGATACCGCAAAAGTGGTAATGTTTGTCGGGACGGAAAACCGCGCTACGTTTAGCAGTTGGTCGAGCAGTATGGCAGAGGAATATGAAAGCGCATATTCCAATAACTATCCAAGTCAGGGTATAGGAGATTATTCAAAGACTCCTGCCGGGGCGACAAGCAATCAGACTTGTACCCTGAATACGGGTAGGCTCAATAACTGCTATCTAGTGGCTCTCCGTCCAAAGTATTACTATGAAATTACCAAAACATCTGACGCGAGAATCCTGAAGACTCAGAGCATAAGCAAACTGTCTGACGCTAGAGCATTCAAGACACAGGAGGCAAGCAAGGCTTCAGACTCCAGGGTATTCAAGACTCAAGAGACGTATCTATACTCCGATGCAAAGATATTCGGAGCGACTACTTACGATATATACCAAACATCCGATGCTAGGATATTCAAGACTCAGGAGACAAGTAAACTATCAGATACCAGAATCTTCAAGACTCAGGCTGATAGCAAGCTGTCAGATGCAAGAGTATTCAAGACTCAAAGCACAAGCCAATACTCTGATGCCAGAATACTAAAGACACAGAGTATAGATAAACTTTCGGATGCCCTGATATATCTGCTCAGTAGTCTATCGAAGACTTCTGACGCGAGGGTATTCAAGACTCAGAGCATTGATAGGCCGTCTGACGCAAGGGCATTCAAGACTCAAAGCGCGAATCAATTATCAGACGCAAGAATCCTAAAGACTCAATCGTTATCAATATATTCAGATGCCAGGACGTACTTCACGAATGTTTATGAAATCTTTAAAACATCCGATGCCAGAATTCTAAAAACCCAGTCTATAGATCGGCTTTCGGATGCGAGGATTCTGAAGACTCAATCTATTGATCGGCTTTCCGATTCGAGGATATTCAAGACTCAAAGCACTAGCAAACTATCCGACGCCAGAATCCTGAAAACTCAGTCTATTGATAAACTATCTGACGCCAGAATCCTGAAAACTCAATCGTTATCAATATATTCAGATGCCAAGATATATACATCTAGCGTTTATGAAATCTATAAAACGTCAGATGCGAGAATCCTAAAGACTCAGGAGATTACCAAACTATCTAATTCGAGAATATTAAAGACTCAGGCTGTAGATATTTACTCTGACGCCAAAATATCCGGTGCTACGACATACGATATCTACCAAACATCAGACTCAAGGATATTCAAGACTCAGGAAATAAGTAGGCTGTCTGATTCAAGAATCCTGAAGACTCAGGAATCGAGCAAGACTTCTGATTCGAGGGTATTCGTAACACAGAGCTTTACTAAAGATTCATTGGCAAGAATCCTCCGCTCAATGATCCTGAATCAGTATTCTGATTCGAGGATTCTGTATACCCAAGAATTATCAAAGTATTCAGACGCCTATATATCTTTGGTAGCCAAGAAAAGAATAGGTCTTAGTTCAGACGCTCGCATAGTCGGAAGGGAGGGCGGCGTTTCTTGGACTAGGAAGGATTGGCTGCTCCTAGAGCAGGAAGAGGAAGCCTTGATCCTGGGTATAGAGGAGCTTGATAGACTATGATTGGTAATGTTGTCGTATTTAACGCTACTCTCCGTTTCTGTTGCAAGGATATCGTCAGAAATAAATACGCCATGACGGAGCTTCTCAGGACCGCTTGCGATATCGCGGGGTTCCGCATACGGAGGATCGTGGAGGAAGACTACAGGAAACCAAAGGGCGCGAAAACGCTTGTGGCTTTCCTCAATGAGAGCCATGCAATCGTTACCACATATCCGGAGAATAAAACCATAGAGCTTGAAATAGCTGGATGCAAAAACTTCAATTACGAAGCCCTATGCATATGGCTCAGGGAAAAGCAACAGGTTACGGAGATGCGATATTTCGCCATGGAAAAGGACGCTCTAGGAAACTGGACAGGACTAAGGAATATATGAATATCATTGATAAACAAAGTAAATTTCAAAGAATCACTATTGCCAATGATCCAATTTATAGAGGAGAGCATATCCTCTATCTGGATACGACATGGCAATATGCATCCGCGTTTGAGTATCGCTACCATGAGTCTATAGCGACGATCCCCGCTTGCGCGTGCGCGGGCCTTGACCGCGTGCTTATCGCGGGCGGGGGGGATGGATTGGCGGCAAGGGAAATATTAAGATTTGGTAACGTTGAGATTGATCTGGTAGAAATAGATGGAGAGATGATTAATCTCTTCAGTGAAGATAAGATGCTTGTGGGACAGAATTGTAAATCGCTTTTAGACGAAAAATGTAAAGTCCATATAAAGAACGCCATAGATTTTGCGAAGGAATCAAAAGAAGAATACGATTTGGTAATCTTAGATTTTCCTTCTCCTTCCGGAGCGAATGCGGCCAAGAAATATGACGATTTATTTTCTCCAGATATTATCAATCTATTTGTTTCGAGGCTGAAGCCTAATGGCATTCTCTCCGCTCAAACCAGTGTGCATACGGAGTATCTGGCGAGATATGCCAGGAATATGCTTGAGTTCGGATATTATCTTTGGAATTATGATGTCTATTATGACAGGCGTGGGGCTCATGATAGTTTCATGATTTCGAGCAAGACAAATCTTTCGCAACAAAGAGATATCCCGGCGGCTTGTCGATACGCAACGGAGCGCCATATCAAAACAGCTTTTGGTAAAGCTACAGAGGTAGGGCCGGAAGAACTGGAATACTATGAACTCTTCGAGCATATAGAGGCTATCGAATATGAATCCCGGTGAAATATTCCTTGAGGCTCTGACAAAATTAACCGCAGTCAGAGACGGACTCAAATCCGCTTTGACTTGCGGAGCTATGGAAGAGGCAAGAGTAGAGGCGATAAAGCTAACTGAATATTTTCAATGTGCATACTGCCGGAATTATAGGAAGACTACGGATAGGGTGGGATGCAAAGGGATTTGCGGAAGATGCCCATTGCATAAACATGGAGAGGAGATTATTCAAGCTCCTATAGGATATAACGGCTGCTATAAGATAAGGCCGTATAGGACAATGGTAAAGGCGGCATTCTGGTTTGATATAGACTGCCATAAGACGACGCTTGTAGAATTGATAAACTCTGTAGAGAAATCCATAAATTATCTAGTTTCAATAAGGCATAAATTAATTCCCGTTTCTGTAACCTTTGTAACGGAGCCTCCGCGTCTATAAAATTGTATAGGAGAGAAATATGTCAAAGCCGGGGATGATTGAAAAAGAAGGGCCCCTATCATCTTCCGATCTTTTTGGATCGGCTACATTGGCGGGAGATACTCATTATCTTGGAGATTTGTCGGATGAATCGCTAAAGAATCTATATCATCTTCTGCATTCCGATTTCGAGTCCATACCGGAGAATCCTCAGCATTCATCCGAAATAGTAAAGGGACTTCAGGCGGAAATTGCCATGCGCCGGGAGTTCCATAATAGAGGGGTGGAGATTCCAGAAATCATTCTAAAGAAACTTCATGAAGCATTCAAAAAAACCATAGGTAATATTGTTAAACAGGAAATTACAGATACGCTTACGGCTGAAACTCCTCCCGATCTGGAAGACGAGCATATTCATAAGATCAATGATCTATCGGAGGACGGGGTTGGGGCTACGGAGGAAGCTGGCGATCCTGTGCATTCGCATAACATAGATGATTTTCTTGTCCTCCCTGTTGAAATTGGGAATTATACCAGTGACCATCCCGGCAAAGTAAATATAAAGAAGCGCACAGATTTCAAAGTTACCAACAAAGAGTCTGATGGTTCTTGCGGTTGGGAGTCTACTTTTGAATTTACAAAGATAGACGTTGAAAAGCGTCTTGTTGGCGGGGTAGTTTATGAGCCCGATATTGTAGACGCGCAAAACGATTCCGCAAGCCCCGATGAAATTGAAAAGGCTTGTCACCGATACATGGTAAAGAGTCAGACTATCGGACTTATGCATGAGAAGAAACTGGAGAAGAAGGACGTTGTTCTTGTGGAGAATTTCTTGGCTCCATGCAATTATATAGAAGGGACTCAAATTGTTCGTAAAGGCTCATGGGTTCAAGTGCATAAGATTGTAAATGATGATCTTTGGAGAGATGTTAAGAGCGGGAAGTATACTGGATTTTCAATGGCAGGAAGGGCCAAAGATATAAGCAAGGCTCCGATGTTTGGTAAATCTGATGTATCGAAGGCTGATGCAATGGAATTCGATCCGCTTTCAATTACCAAAATATTCTCTACAATTCTTAAATCACAGATTGATATAGAAAAGGTTATCCGTAGACGCGGCAATCAATGGTGCGTCCTTACGCATGACGAGAGTAAAGTGCTTGGATGCCATGATAATCGTGAGGATGCTTTCAGACATTTGGCGGCAATCGAAGCGAATAAACAGAAAACGTCGAAGCATCTTTCGGATACAAAGATTGATCTGGATGAAGTGGAAAAAATTTGTAAGCCTTGCGCGAAGGAAATGAAGAAGCGTGGAATTAGAAAAATTACCATAAAGAAACTATTCGGGTCTTCCATTTACAAAAAGGAACCGACAAAGATTCAGAGTTTAATCTTTGATAAAGTTAAATTTACAAAGGAGGATGCGAAGACTTGGGCGAAAGATCATGAATTCGCCTCTTCTAATGTGGAGGAGACGGAGGATTCCTTCCGTCTACGCCAGAAGGAGCCGGGTACTTTTAGCAATGATTCCTATAGAACGATTCAGTTAGCTCCGGGAGTCAAGGCCGTTATTGGTAAGCAAAAGTAGATGGAAGGAAATCCAATGACTACAAAAAAGATTGAGAAGGCGCGGTTGGCGGATATTGATGTTGATGAAGTGTCTTATGTTGATCGTGCTGCCAATAAGAGGAAGTTCCTGTTTATGAAAAGAGATACAAGTGAAGATGAAACGAAAGGAGGCGAGAGCTTGGAACTGTTGAAGATTTTTAAGGGGCACAAGGAAGCGATTGATTCTCTGGATGGAATCGACGCGAATCTTATCGCCTTTGATAAGGCGTTCGATTCTATTCTCCAGGGTAAGGAAATTACAGAGGAACAGAAGAAATTTCTCATTGAGAAGCGCGAGGAATATAGTCTTATCAAGGATAAAATGAATCATGGTTTTGAGGTTCTTTTCCTTGATAAGAAGGCCGACGAAGAGAGCGATGAAGAGGACGATGAAGAGGAGGAAGTTGAGGACGAAGAAGAGGAAGAGACTAAGGAAACTAAAGAGGATGTTAAAGATACGAAGAAGAGCGAGGATATAAAAAAGGAGGATAAGAAGGACGAGATTATCAATCCTCCCGTCGAAAAGACCGAAGAGGAATTTTCGGAGGAGGAGCAGAAGCTCATTGATGAAATAACGAAGACCGCTGGCGATACAATCAAGGAAGCCACTGAACTCAAGGATAAATGCAGTAAGTAATCTCTTACTGCATCCAGGGAATAGGCGACACATAAAAGGAATATCGGAATGTCCGATAACAAGGAAAAGCTGGAAGGGCTCATGACCCTTGTGAAGGGTTTGAGCGACACGGTGAAGGGATTGAAGGATTCTCATTCCAAGTGGAGTGATGAAGCCGACAAGAAACTCACCGATCTCATGCAGAAGCGCGAAGAGGTTATGAGGACGGACCTTATCACCCGTTTCCGTAAGGGTGAGCATCTTGAGCCTCTTGACGACGAGAAGGTTCCTCCCGCCGAGTTGCTTGTGAGGAAGTCTGCCGATCCGAAGGTTAGGGAGTGGCAGAGTTTCAACGATGATGTCTATATCGTGTCGAAGATTCTCCGCTGCCATCCTACGCAGACGAAGATTTGGAGGCAGAATCAGAATCAGGCGACTGAGCTTCGCAAGGCTCTCGCGGCTGCTACGGCCAGTCAAGGCGCGGACTGGATTCCTACGGAGTTTAGCGCGGACTTGATTGATAAGTTTAGGCTCTCTCTGAAGGTTGCGGCTCTCTTCCGCCGCATTCAGATGCCTAGCAATCCCTACACGTTCCCGGCCGTGGCGTCGGATTCTACTGCGTATCTGATTTCGGAAGCGACTTCCGATACTGAGAGCAAGATTGACGCTTCTACTCCCGGAACGACTAACTTCACGCTTACGGCGAAGAAGTTGGCGGCTCGCGTCCTCTTCTCCGAAGAGGTCAATGAGGATTCGATCATCCCTATCCTGCCTTGGGTTAAGGACAATCTTGCCATTGCGAACGGAGACGCGATGGAGAAGGCCACGTTGGACGGCGATACCAATCACCTTGGGCACCGCGATCTGGACGTTACTTCCGGAAAGGATTGCCGGAAGGCGTATGAAGGGCTTCGTAAGCTCGCTGCTACTGGCGGGCGGCAAAAGAACCTTGGTACGTTTAGCAAAGATACCGTCCGCTCGATGAAGACGGCCATGGGGAAGTATGGTATCAACCCCCGTGATTTGTGCTGGATAACCGGGCCCAAGGGTTATTCTCAGCTTCTTAATCTCACCGAAGTTACCACCGTCGATAAGTACGGTCCCGCTGCTACGATTCTCTCCGGTGAACTGGCGAAGCTGGATGGAATTCCGATCATCGTTTCGGAACATATCCGCGAGAATCTGAACGCGGCTGGAATCTATGATTCCACTACTACCGATAACACCGTGCTTATCCTTGTCTGGATTCCCGGATTCATGTTCGGGGATCGGCGGAAGATCACCATGAAGACCTTCGAGGACATTCAGACGGACCAGACTATCCTTGTTACGACGCTCCGCGCTGCATTCGGCAATCCGTATAACGTTGCGTCGAATGCTATCGTCAACGTGGGCTATAACGTTGATGCCGCGTAGCGAGAAGAGTCCTATTTCTTAGGACGATTTAGGGGGAGGGGCGCATTCAATTTGCGCCCCTCCCCATCATGCTATTGATGGATTGATAATCATGGGATTAATCTTCTGCCTGAACGTATACCAAGAGGAATATATGCTTCCGGAATGTCTGGAGTCCATAAAGAAGAATAATCCGGAAGCTAGGGTTGTAGCCGTGGATGGGGCCTATAAATCTTTTATCGAAGAAAATAAAAAGCAGATTGCTTTGTGCATAGAGAGAGGCGAGAAAACGATAGCGGACCAATTAATGCGTTTTACGGTTGTACGTTCTCCAGATAAGACGGTTGAAATCCTGAAGAGCGCGGGAGCGGAGGTAATCGAGCCTACAGAGTTTGACGAATCGACGGGAGATTTCAAACCTTGGGATCACGAATACATCAAACGAAATAAATATCTAGTTGGTAAAGATGGAGATTATTATTTTGTCATTGACGCGGATGAAAGACTCGTTAATAGAATCGAAATGGATAGTCTCCAGAAGGATGCCTATAACGTCATGATCGAGAGGGATGATAATACGGTTCCCTATCCGATCCTTCGGATTTTCAAGCATTCTCCGGGGATTCATTATGCCGGGGCCCATCATGCAATCTTTATCAATGATATTCTCCAAAGGGCAAAGAACGTAGATAATTTGCCAGGGGCAAAGCTCGCGCACGCGCACGTTATACGGATAAAGCGCGATCCGATGCGGGCTCTTGCGAAGGGCGCTTATTATCGACATCTTACCGGACAGGAAGAGGCGGCGTTCAGGACTCAATACGGGTTATGAATTTCAAATTTCAAGTTATTATCAAGGGAGAAGAGAAGGCCACTATAAAAATAAATGGCCTTGCCGATCTTATCAAATCTCAAGAAATGAAATTGCTTGCCGATACTGTTGTCCTCCGGATGGAAGATATCGCTGGAAGGCTGGCGAGGAAGGGAGAAACTAGAAATCTTTCGAGAGTTATAGGAGAGGTCAGAGGATTTGGAACAAATGAAATAGATATGGTAATCGGCTCTTCGCGTAGATATGCGAGGCCAATAGAATACGGATCAAAACCGCATATAATTAAACCTATAAGAAGGAAAGCTCTCTTTTGGTATACATATTCAAGGCCAAAGATGAGGCTTTACGATCCGGTTACAGAGAAAGAGATGGGGTTGATATTTACATGGGCAAAACTGGTAAATCATCCGGGTCATAGAAGTTATCCATTTTTGAGGCCCACAATAAAAGGGATGCAGCCTAGACTTGTTAGGGCTGTAAAGGCTTTGATACAAAAAAAGATTAAGGGGAATCCATGAGCGTAGATGCCGCCGCATGGACTTCTAGAGTAGCTGTCAGAGAATATCTACAGCTTGCCGCGTCAGAGACGGATAAGGACGATTTGATTGATAATCTTATCAATCGGTCTTATAAAGCTCTTGAGGCTCATATCGGAAAGGCCATTCTAAGCGCGAGTTATACCGAATATTATGACGGGGATGGACAGGATATCCTTATTCTTGATAATTATCCAATCATCTCTGTTGACTCTCTGTATATGGATTCGGCAAGGGATTTCGCGGCTGATACGCTTATAGCCGTGGCGGATTATGTTATATACGCGAAACAGGGGACTATCAGATTACTGAACGATGAGACGATTTTCGCTCATGGAATTCAGAATATAAAAATAACTTATACGGCTGGATATGCAGCTATACCGAATGACCTTGCCCTCGCGTGTATCATGCACGTTTCACATATCCTTCAGAAGGCTGGGGCGGAAGGGCATCTTTCGATGAGTCTTGGAGGATTATCAAAGTCTTTTGATATGACTCAAATTCCGCTTGCGGTAAAAACGTTACTGGAGCCTTACAGGAAACGTTCGGTATGAAATGGGCCCATAGATTCCTTTTGCCGCAAATTTGTTCGGTCCAAAGACCGGACATACAAGTAAATACGTCTACAACGCGGGATAGAAGGATAGCTAAATACGATACGATAGCATCTTCCGTTAGATGCTGGTTTGAGCAAAACAACACAAGCTATAATAATAGCGATCAATTGGGGCAAGTTCCGGTTAGAAATTTCACTGTGCATTTTCTTCCGGAAGCGAACGTAACGGAGGGAGATAGACTTCTGAAGGACGGAGTTTATTATCTAGTAGAAGGCGTCATTGATAATTCTAAACAAGGATTTCATAAAGTCGCCCAAGTAACGGAAAAGAAATATGCGGCTGTTTAAGCTGCTCCCGATCCTATGCATATGCTCATGCGCGATAGCGGGCCGAAGCGACAAATTCGGAGCGGGCATAGAATTTGGGCTAGGCGGAATAATTGGCTATGTTGCGGATGTAAAGTTTAAGGCGTTTGTTGGATTTTCTAAAACTTGCGGGACGGAGGAAAGCAATGGAGATTCTGAAGAAGGCGGCGGTTCCGATCCTCTTGGCCTTATTGACTTTCTTTAACTACGGATGCACGGCGGGACAGAGAAAGGAATTACTCGATGAAGCTATGGGGGCAGGGAAGGAATATCTTGTCTCCCAATTGCCAAAGATCGGAGAGTTGGTAACTAATAAAATATTGCCTCTTGTCGAAGCGAAGTTGAAGGAGGCGGAACAAAAAAAGCTGGCGGAATTGGATATCGAGCTTTCCCAGTTTGCGCAAAAAGACTCTATTACTGGAGTCGAGAATAAGGCGACGTGGAAGATATTTGATAAAGATAATTCGGGGAGTCTTGAACCCGCTGAACTCGCCTCAGTTACTCAATTTGTTGCCGTCGAATTGGCAAAGCGCGTAGCGAAGGGAGAGATTGATGCCTCTACGGCGGGGCAGACGGGAAAAAGTGTAGGATTATCAATCGCGGCTTTGCTTGGTTTAAGTGTGCTTGGTAAGGGATCGAAGATGGCCGCTTCTAAATTGGCGAAGACGACGGGAGGAGGCGTCCCGATTCCTCCGGGTCCAAGCGTATAGGTGAAATATGGACGGAATTGATCCCGCCGCTTTCGGGATGGATGCTTGGCTCATAACATCCACTATTGAGGGAACGAATTGGGTAAAAAGCAAATTGATAGAATCGAATCTCGATAAACTTCTTTCAAGATTCTATCCATTGATCCCTTTTGTTGTGGGAGGCTTGTTGAGCTATCTTGTTAATAATGGCGGGATTTCTTCCGTGATTAAAGCCGGGGTTCAGTATGGACTTTGGGCAACGATGGTTTTCAGGGGATATAAGGTTGGGGTGCAGGGAAAGTAAATGACTCAAAGAATCCATACCAACGAAATCCTAGCTCATATCATGGAATTGATTGAGACGAATCTTAAAACATCTCTAAATCTTGTTGGCATATATCGGGGGGATATGAATTGGCTGCCTCCCGAAGATATTACCAATATGGTTAATGGCGTTTGGGTTACTATTAAAAATACAATTGGGATCGGAGCATCCGAATTACCAAAGAATCAGATAATTACTTATCCGATTAGAATTGTATACATCAGAAAAGTCGATCTTTCAAACAACGTTCTTGAATCTAAAATCGCGGATATAAACTCGATAGCGGAAATGATCTATGATAATTTTAGACTTGCTACTCTTACATTATCAAACGGGCAAGTTCTTTGGGCCTTTCCTAAGAGTATAGAGATAGAGCCGATGGAGGATAATTACGTTTCTTCGATAAGTGCCGATTTGCTTGCTTGCGCTACCGAAATTGAAGTCAAGGTAAGAACGAAAATATAGGAAGGAGATTAAAATGGGAGTCGGACTAGGGCTTGTCGGGTTTCTTGGATATGGACAGGAAAGCGTTTACGGGACTCCTATCGCAAGAACCAACTTCCTTGAAATCAACGAAGAATCTATAGGCGTCGAGGAGCCACAGATTGAAAGCGGGGCTCTCGCGGCTGTCGGAATCCGGAATACAAAGAGCGTTCAGGGTGGAGTAAGTGTAGCGGGAGACTTTGGATTCGACGCTCAATATGCAGGGTGGGAAAGACTCCTGAAGCATCTCATGGGCTCTATCTCGTCTTCGCGTCCTGACGTTACCAGTTATCCTACGGTATGGGACCATACGTTTGATATTGCGAATTCGCTTCCTACTGGCCTTACCCTTGAAGTTTACAGAGCAACAGAAGATTTTGTTACGGAGCCTAGCAAGAGTTTTATTTATGACGGTTGCCTGATTTCGGCGGGCTCCTTCTCTTGCGGGGTTGATGATCTCCTGAAGTGTCGTTTCACGGTGATAGGCCATAACGAAGCGCGGGGATCGAAGTCTACTCCCAGCTATAATACGAGTAAATTGGCGGTCTATCATCAGGGCATTATAAAGTGGAATGCCAATGACGTAGAAGTTTCTAATTTTACAATTGATATTGCCAATACTCTTGAGGGAAGGCCGAAGTTGGGCTCTCGCTATACGAGGCAACCGAAACGCTCCGGGAAGTTGACGGTTAGCGGGACGTTCCAAGCCGAATTTACTAGCTGGGCCGAATATGATGATTTCCGCGCTGCTACAGAAAGAGTCTTTAATGCTCAGTTCATCGGAGATGTAATCGGAGGAACGTATTATAATCAGATTACTTTCAATCTTCCTGTGGCAAAAATCGTGAGTCATAAAGTTGTGTTGAATAGTCCCGGAAGATTGATAATGGAGGTAAACTTCAAGGCTTATCGGACGGATTCGGCCAATGAGCTTACGGTTGTGATGCGGAACATCACTACGGCGAGTCTTGCGGGCTAGGCAATAATTGGAAATGTTTTATGATAACTCAGGAGGTTTTTTATGGCGGAAGAGAAATCGGATTCCGTATCGAACATTACTAATGATGAGTTGAGGATTGTTATCGAGGGAACCGAGAAGAAGATATTTGTTAAAGATAAGAATGGAGTAGAGCATCGGCTGTCTCCTATTACGATGGGAGACATGATAGATTTCGAGGACGCTATCGGAAACTCGATTTATGAGATTCCGAATATCAGCCTGAAATTCAAACATATCGTTTATCTTCTTTATCTCTCCCTTCGCAAGGAAGGATGTAATAAGGAAGACCTTGACAGGCGGAAGTATAAGTATACAGAGCGTCAAGTCCAAGATATGTTTGATCTTAAATTCATGCCTATGGCTACTGGATTATTCACCGATATATTGTCAATCAGTGGATTTGGAAAAGGAAACCCTCCGGAGCCGACAGTCCAAAAGGATACAATGCCCGTCGAAGGGCCAGGGAAGGCGTAGACTGGTTCGGCCTAATGTGGGCTTTCCTTGACGAAGGATTCATCAGAAGTCCTAGTGACTTTGGTAATCTTACGCTTCGTCAGATAAATTTATTTTCTAGGAAAATTAAGGAAAACGCCGATACCGAAAATATGAATAGACGACTGAATAAAAATAGGTAATTACCAATGGACGAACAGATTGAAGTAGGGCTAAAGCTAACGACGGAAGGGGAAGAGGTATTCCGTCGAGACGCCGAACAGATTAAACAGAGTGTTGAAAATCTAAAAAAAGAGCTTGGTCTAATTCCAAATACCACAAAACAAGCGGCTAAGGGATTTAACGATCTTAAAGGCGGATTCGGCGGTTTCGGAAGCGCATTAATGGGGGCTCTTACCGGATCAAGGGCTTATACTAGAGGATTAAAAGATCAAGGAGAAGAAACTGCTAAACTTGGTAAGTCTATATGGAATACGGAAATAGTGTCCAATAGATTCTTCAAGGGTATGGGCAGGATGGGGGGAAGACTATCCGCAGTTGGCTATATGTTCGGCTCGTTAAGCGATGGCTCCGATAAAGCATCAAAGGCTATACAAACGGGCAGTCACGCATTGATGGCTTACGGTTCGGCCACAATGCTTTTGCACGGAGTTTTAGGAATTGCGATTGGAGCTTTTTCGGCTCTCGCTATAGTTATCAAAGGATATTACGATCAATTGGCTGAAGCAAGAGAGAAGGAGCTAAAGTTACGGGATGAGATGGAAAAGAATCTAAAAGTTCTTATCGAGCATCGTGCAGAAAGAGCGATGGCGTCTAATCTCGCGGTTCAGGCTTCGGAAAAAGAGAAGATAGCTCTTGAGGGACAGGAAGACGCTTATAAAAAGACTCTTATATCTATAGAGAGAATGACTCTAGCACAGGGAGAACTTTATAGAAAATATCAAGAGCTTCCTACTCCAAGATTACCAAAGACAAAAGAAACTTCGACGAAAGAACTTGACGTTGCACAAAAGGCTTTTAATGAAGAGTCTCTAAGACAAAGAACGCAAATTGGAGAAGCCGGGAATGAAGATGTAGCGATATTAACTAAATTAAGAGAGAAGGTTGACGAATTAAAACAAGAGCTTGCCGACGATGCTGCTCTTACCAAGTATGCCGTTGATCTTAAAAGAGCTAGAGAAGAGGCAGATAAACTTCAGAAATCTATCATAGCGAATAGAGAAGAATTGAAAAGGACTGTAGAGAAAGAAAAGATAGAAGAAGAATGGGGTAATATAGGGGATGAACTTACCAAACTTGGGGTAGCTGTTGCATCCGGGTTGACCGATCCCATAGATGCGGCAGAGAAAGAAGCCGCTCTTCTTACAAAAGGGCTCGATCTTCTGGCAGAAGCGGCTAGATTGGGAATGCCCGATATTCTTGGGGCTCCGGTTGGCAATGAGATAGAAGAAAAATTAAGAAAGAGAAGGCTTGCAGTAAAAGAGGAAGGGGACTATCTTCGTCAAGGCCGGGAGTCTATGGCCGAAAAAGACAAACAGAAAGCTAGATTATTTCAGACGGCAACTTCTTTTCAGAAGTCTACGGGCCTTGAATTAACCAAACAACAGGTAGAGGAATTATCAAAGGCTCTAGCCCAAGGGGATTATGAATTTGGAGAAATGCTCGATGCCATACATAGGGCATCGGAAGCCGATCCGTTTATCGGATTGCAAATGGCCTTGAAAGAGTTGGTAAAGGATACTTTTAGCTTCAAGCAATTCTGGATTGATGCGGCAAAAACTATTGAGAGTTCATTGTCTAATGCATTGGCAAATGTTATCTCCGGGACGATGAAGGTCAAGGATGCCCTAAAGGAAATGTTCCGTAGTATCAAGCAATCATTCATTCAGATGCTCAGTGATATGATTGCCAAGCAAATGATGAGTCAGATTACCAATCAATTATTTGGTATGTTTGGGGGAGGGGCTCAGGCTGCATCTCCTGGGGCCCCCGCTTCTGCCGGAACTTCGGCGGCTAGTGCGGCAGGAGGGATGTTTTCAAACGTTGGCTCTATGTTCGGAATGGGGGGAGGGGCGGCGACGACAACCGGAACGGCGACTACTACCGGAGGTCTTGGCGGTATGGCCGCTGGCGGAATATTTGCTCTTGCCGCTGGAGGAGCGATTGCAGGATGGTCTAAATATGCACAGGAAGTTAAAAAGGGAAATATCGGAGTTGGCGTTTTAGGCGGGGTATTCCTGGGGCCTTTCGGTATGGCCTTTGGCGGGATCATGGCGGCTGCAAATAAAAAGAAGCAAGAGAAGCAAAAGGAAGAAGATGAATATGCCGCCTATCTAGCTCAACAGGAGTTAGAGAGGCAGAAGCAAGAGGTCGCTGATTCTCTCAGGAAATCCATTATTGCATCATATGGCGGCGGGATGGCTACTCCGGAAGCGGCGGCAGAAATAGGCCAAGCCTTTAGCGGCGGATTTAATTATGGCGACGTGGAAGATATAGCGAAGAATCCTAATTTCCTTGGAGGAGCGGTTTCTCAGGGCCAACTTGTCGAGCCCGAAGGCGGGACTCAAACGGTTACGGTTGGTCCCACAAATGTTACGGTCAACGTTGCCCAGTTAAATAGTGCCTTGGACGCGCAACAGATAGGCAAGGATATTGGTAATCAGATTGTGGCGACGATTAATGACGCGGCGGCGAGTAATCCATAAGGAGAGTTATGGCGACTCATTTAATTAAATTTGGCGATCTAGATATAACCGATTATATCGAATTACAGAATGAGTCGATGCCGAATCGCCTTGATTTCAGGGGAATGCCGAAACGGCATGGGGCAGTCTCCGCATCTCAACCCGTTCTTGACATAAGGAGAATCAGATTACAGGGAGTGATATACGGGACGAGCGACGAAGATACTAGGGATAAAATAAGAGAGCTTGAAGCTGCTTTAGGATATGAGCAGAAGAAACTTTATTATTTTAATGATAGGTATTACAACGCGATTAAAGAAAATTTTTCGTGGGCATGGATACCCGGATCGGCCATGTTGGCGGCGGCTATAGAAATCAGCTTCGCGTGTCCCGATCCGTTTGAATATGCCGAAACCGATCCTACTCCGGAGGTAGAAAGTCTTACTTCTGGCGATACTCCCGTAGATATTACCAATCATATCTACAAGAAACAGTTTGTCGTTGCCAATGGTGGGGGATCATATGTTTTCTTTTCAACTTCTGTTTTGGTAAACGGAGGCTACCCTTCTCTTTACGTTGTAATCCGGAATTTAACTACAGGGTATCTTCAGAAGTATATGACGACTGTGCTGAATGGAAGTACGCTTGTTATTGATAATCTTGGTTATACTGTTAAGGTCGATACCGTAGATAAGTTGACTTATTTCTATGGTACGTTCCTTTGGCTTGATGCCGGGAATAATACGATTGAAGTTGAGGGGGCCCCCGCACAATATACATTCACATACAAAGAAAGATATTGATGCCAGTCTTTGATAAAAAATTGATTTCATTTGATCTTCCGAACGATCTTATCCCGTCTTATCGGAAGGATTGGGAATTTGATGTAAAGCTATTGGTCTTCACGCGCAAGACAGGGCTTATCCGTATGCACAAATTTGCGGATTTCCCCTCGATCATTGGGAAGGAACTGTGCTACGCGAATAACGCAAAACTCGATCCCGCGTGTAGGCATCTGTTCGGGCATGAGCCTATATATGCACAGGCGGGAAGAACGTGGGCCGTACCATCGGCGGGATTACCAATAACAAAAGAAATACTTGAGAGACTGAATATTCAGTATGTTACTTTGGAGGCTCCTAGAAATGGAAGACTTTCCGAAGATGATTTCTATGAGCGTGGAATATCGAATACCGAATATTACAGATTCGATATGGTTCCGTTGGTCCCTTCCTTTGCTATCGGGACGACGGTTGTTAAATCTCTTGAAACGTATGCACAAGATAAGCTGGGGCTAAATCAAGGGTATTCGGACTTATTGATAATCCCTGGACATAAATTTAAAATGGTCAATGGACTTTTAACCAATTTTCATTATCCCGGAGAAGCGTTGCTTGCGCTTGTGGCCGCATTTGTGGGCATAGAACAGACGATGGAAATCTATCGCTTTGCCTTGAAATCGAGGCTACGGTTTTCTGATTTTGGCGATAGGTTGATGGTGAATTGATATGCCATGTTCCGGACCTTCTCCCACATTTGGCACACTGGAAATAGCAACTCCCGGTAAGTGTGTCAACGTCGTTGTGGTCCCGATAACAATCCCGTGCGGATCGTCGGGATATAAAGCTCATATCTATGCTAAGTATGGCGGTGCGCCACAATTCTTATTTACAGAAATAGAAGCAACAGTAACTCTTCCTACGGGCCCGGCATCTCAAAATTTACAATTCCAACATAATATAGTAAAAGACGGAACGTATTATTATTCTGCCGCTATCACTTGTGATGGGGCTATTGTCTCCACTACGGGCCCCGTAACCAGACTGAATGAAGAATGCAATCCTCCGGGAACTATTCCTGGAGAAATAACCGGAAATCTTGTCCCGTATGAGGCCGTATCGGAACAAATATTCCTTGTTAGACCGACGAAGACGGCGGCGGGATTTATATTCGAGGATGTAAGAGTCCTATCCAAAACCTATCAGGCTATGGAATGGTGGTATTATCGGAATGGTGGATGCGGAAACGCGATATTGTCAATCCGCGATCCATTCCCGGAGGCCGATGTCGCTCTAAAATACGGATGGGAAATCCATGCCCGTATCATGCTGGATGGAGAAGAGACTCATTCAACATGGTATCGGGGGGTAATTCGGGGAGTTGAAAAACATCAGGATGGGAATGATTATCTCGTAAATATAAGGTGCCAGGGATACCTTGAGCAGCTTGCTCATATCATGGTACAACGGAGATATCCGAAGGGGCTCCGCGTCGATCAAATCATTAACGATATTATTGATAATTATGTCAAGCCAAATAGCCGTATCGTTAGGCCGAGCGATCTAGACGTAACAAACGATGATAATGGAGTAAGTTCTTCAACTTACACTACTCAGGGTCCGTTGCATTTCGAGACGAGTGCGCTAAAGGCAATTAAGTTCCTTGCCGAATTGCAGGGGAGCAGAGAGTTTGGCATTGATTCCGGGAGGAGATTCTATTTCCGCCAGAAGGCCACAGCTTTTGTTGACTCTCTCTTTGTGGAGAGAGATATTGTTAATATCATAGACGGCGGAAAAGGAATTGATAAAACCAATCAACTGAAGATTGGGATGAAGGAGTGGGGGCATCACGAAAACGTTAAGATCGTTGCGGATGCTACGGATATAACGGCCTATGGATTATTTGAGAAACCTATTATTGTTCCTTGGATCGAGCATGATTATGACGCTTCGACGTGGGCGAATAATCAGATAGCTTTTAAGAAGGCAAAATCTTCCTGGAAAACTCTTGCCTGGAATCAGATTGATAAACGCCTTGAAAGGAATCATCCGGATTCCTCTCTTGGGATGGTTCGCGTTTATGGTAAGGACGTATCGAACGAATTTGAAGACCTTGATATTACCAAAATTCATTATACCAAGGGAGGTTTCAGAAAGCCTATCGTCAGAGAAATTCATGCGCCAAAGGGAGATGATAAAGATCAGAGAATACTAAGGGCGGAAATATATCTTGGGATTCATTCCCATGATTTGACCGAAGAGCTTGAGGAGAAATTCTTTGAGCCGATAAGTGCGATAAAGGCTCTGCATCGGCAGCATAGGGAGCCTTTCGTTGATGTAACATTACCAAATCCAAATGAAGTTAATCTATATCCGGGGATGTTTATAGCGGTAGGGGCCGACGTTACCAATGGTCCGCTTAAACTTCAATTCAGAGACGGCACTACATGGAGCGATATTGTCAAGATGCGCTCCGGAGAGAATCTCCCTGGATCGGGGAATTTTGTAGGAGAGGAATTCTTCAAGTGGGATGATGCTACTCACGTTGACGGAGCAAAATATTATTGGGACGGTTTGATATGGGCGACAATGGGCGGCTCCTCTTTGTCCTCCGGATGTATCGTTTCCGGATATATTGGTAATAATGCCGTCCTTTCGGGCAATATAGGTTCGGGTCAGATTGGGAATACCCATATATATCCTGATGCAATCGTATCCGGAAAAATAGCGAGCGGCCTGGACTATCGGGCTCCTATTATCAATGATTGGGTTGACTTCAAGGGGATGTCCGGAGATAGGCCGCTTCCGGGTTCCGGATTGATACGGGAATATGGGACGATAGACTATGATAGCCCTTTCCCAGTAATTCGAGAGAACATCTATTCCGGAAGTCCGGTTCTTCAGCATTTCCAAGATGAAGTTATTAGTTGTAAAAATAATTACAATGCGATGGCCAAGGGGAAGGCCGTTTATCTTTATGGGACTTTATATTCCGGAGCCGTTCCGGAGGTTTATCTTGCGGATGCAGACGTAGACAGTTATATGCCGTGCTTCGGCATAACGCTGGAAGCGTGCGGAGATTATGGATATGTAAGGGTGATGCGGAAAGGTCTTATTCACGGAATTGATACTTCCTCTTTCACTAGAGGAGATAAACTTTATCTCAGCGCAACAGCAGGAGCTATTACCAATGTTAAGCCCGCTTCTCCCGCGTATGCACAACAGATAGCGACTTGCGTATTTGTAGATTCTACGGCTGGAGTTATATTCGTAAATATTGAGACTCCTAGCGATCTTTCCTCCGGAAGCGTTCTAACCGGGCAACTTGGTAGCGGAGCCGTTCGCTCCGGGAATATTGCATCCGGAGTTGTCGGGCAATATCACCTTGCATCCGGTAGATTGGTCTGGTCAAATCTTGGTAGCGGGGCTGTTCTATCTGGACAAATATCCAGTGGTCAAATTGGTTCATATCATCTTGCATCCGGTATTGTTACTTGGGATAAAATCGGAAGTGGCGCGGTTCAGTCTGGAAATATCTCTAGCGGGAGCGTGGGCGGGAGCGCGATTGCTTCCGGTTCCGTTCTCTGGCATAAATTGGGAAGCGGTTCCGTTTTGTCTGGCCATATCGGGAGCGGTCAAGTAAATAATTGGTCTATCGGAAGCGGAGCTATATCCTCCGGAAGAATTGCCGTAACCGGAACTCCGGACGGAAGTAAATTCCTTCGGGATGATTATACTTGGCAAACTACCGGAGGAGGATTAACTTCGGGAGCCGTTCAATCGGGCCATGTCGCTTCAGGAGCCGTTCAAGGTTCTCTTGGATCGACGCCTCATATTGCTTCCGGGACTCTAGGCCCTAATGATATCGGATCAGGAGCTATATTGAGCGGGGCCATAGCATCTGGTCAAATCGGGGATAAGCATATTGCGGCGGGTGCCGTAAAAAGCGGGCATCTTGTGGCGGCATTGATAATCTCCGGTTTGATTGCTTCGGGGATTATAGGCTCTGTACATCTCGCGGATGCTTCCGTAACTTCCGGAGATATTGCCGCTACCAGTGTGGCGAGCGGTCATATTGATTCTAACTTTATCAATAATATTAAAGACGTTGTATTGACTTCCGGGAGTGTTCTTTCTGGTCATATAGCAAGCGGACAAGTTGGTAATATTGCAATCTCTAGTGGTTCCGTTACTTCGGGTAGACTTGGAGTAACTGGAACTCCGGATGGAACTAAATATCTTAGAGATGATTTCAACTGGGCGGCTCCCAGTTTCTCTTTACAATCTGGAAGTGTTACTTGGAATTTGATCGGGAGTGGAGCGATACAAAGCGGTCATATCTCCAGCGGTTCCGTAGGAACTGGAGCTTTAGCCGATGGAGCCGTTACAAGCGGAGATATAGCGGCAGGAGCCATTGCAAGCGGGCATATTCATTCATCCTATACTACAAATATTAAAGATGTAGTCTTGACAAGCGGAGCCATTCTTTCCGGAATGATAGCATCCGGTCAGATTGGCGGATACCATTATTCCCCCGGATCAATTGGCTCCGGAGAAATTCATTCTTCGTATACTACAAATATTTATCAAGTTGTACTGCAATCTGGACGTGTAACTTCGGGCCATATCGCTAGCGGTCAAATAGGAAATTACCATTTAGCTTCCGGGATTGTCTCTTGGGATAAAATTGGAAGTGGTGCAATTCAATCTGGACACATTTCTAGTGGCTCTATTGGGACTGGGGCTCTTGCTAACGGAGCAATTACAAGCGGAGATATTGCCGCTGGAATAGTGGCGAGTGGACATTTAGACTCTAATTTTATTACCAATATTCCGGCTCTTGTTTTGCAATCGGGCCGGGTTACGAGCGGGCACATAGCAAGCGGTCAAATCGGACCCTACCATATATCTAGCGGATCAATTCTATCGGGGACAGTAGCTTCGGGTTCGATTGTACCCCTTATACTATCTGGATACGTTTCTTC